GTGACAGTTCCCCAAGGCGTGACATAAACGGCCATGTGCTTGATAACCGTTTCATCCTTGGCCGTGATATTTGACCGCTGGTTATTGTTTCCGGTAAACCCGAGAGCCAAGTTCATCTGGAATGCGTTCAGATAAACAGTATCCGGCTCGCCGCCGGAAACCCAAATCCTCTGCATTACATCGTCAAACTTGACCTGACTAAATGCCGTAACGACGCTGTTGTCAGTTCGCGCGTTTGTGCCGTCGCCAGTCGGGTTTGCGCCAGATGGCGAGCCACCCGTCTGAAAATTGACGTTGCTGGTAATCCATGCGGGAATGCCAGCAAGTCGGGGGGCCTCGGTGCTCGATCCGCCGACACGGGCTTGGTTCAGGAACAAAGCGCGCTCAATATCAAGCTTGTGCTCTTTTGTCTTCTTGATGACTTGATATTGCATTTCACTGCCGCGACCGGCTTTCTTGAGGGCAATATCAGTGCCGGAAACGGTAACAGCATTCTTGAAATTCTGCGTGTAGTTTCCGAGGCGAGTTGTCGGCGCGACAACTTCCGCAATCGTATCGTCGCCCTGAATGTGCGCGTTCTCTTGCGCCGAACGCAACGAGTCGGTTTGCCACTCGTAATACGTGTTTCCGATTGATACCTTGGCGCACGCCGTAAGAAGCGGCGTTTCATCAGGCGCGATATTGAAAATCACGTCCGAAAGGTCTTCACGAACGCCCTTCATGTCGTAAGAGTCGTAGGTATTTACTGGCTGTGCCATTTGGCAGTCCTTTCTATTGAGTTATTTTGAGATCAACGCCACAAAATCGTCGATATTCTGACTTCTCGTGGCTGCCTTTATCGCTTTTTCCCGAACGGATTGCGGAGGTTCAGACCGTCTTGCACCAGGCTTCACATTGCGCGGGGGCTCCGGCTTTTTCTTTGCCGTCTCCGTTGCCGCCTGAATCTGGCTTACTTTGGCAAGATCATGCAAAAGCTTCACATATCTTGCATCAGTTAACTGCCCGACCTCTTCAGCCGAAAACCCGTATTTCGATGCGGCCTGCACCATGTTCCGATAAAGCTTTTCTGCCTTTTCGGGCACGGCAAAATCAGGAATTGCAGCTACGACCTTTTGCGCTTCCTCTGCGACTTTCGCTTGAAGCGCCTGCTCTTGCTGCGCCGTGAAACGGCGGCTTTCTTCGGCAAGCTGGCGTTGCTGGTTTTGGTATTCCTGAAATTTCAGGTCGTATTTTGCCTTCTCCTGCATGTAACCGATAGGGTCGGTATTGATCATGCTGATATCGGGCTGCTTTGGGGCTTCCATGATCCCGTGCTGTTGGATGTTGCTCAACGTCGCAAGGAACTGCTGTCGCTCAGATTGAAGGGTCTGCGCAAGCGTCTCAGCCTCTTTCCTGGCCGATGCGGCTTCCTGCATTCCCTTCTGGATGTAGGCTTGACCCGAATAGGACCGCGTTAGCGCCTCAAGGGTAACTTGCTCGGTTTTACCGTCGACTTTGACGGTATAGGTTGCAAGTGCCTTGGATTGAGCGTCGGCTTCTTCGCCTTCCTCATCCTCAACGGCTTGAGGCTCTTCGCCTTCCGCCGCCTCTTCTTCCGGTTCTTCTGTTTCCGGTTCTTCCGCTTCAGCCTGTTGCTCCTCGGGCTCGCTGGCCTCTACGGCTTTTTTCTCGGGGAGCGTAATAGCCAAAACGGCTTCTTCAATGGTCATATCAGTCGTTTGCACGGTGCCGATCCTGTCTTTTTGTTTCAATTTCCCAGGCAGTTATTCTTGCTGCCAAAGTATCTAAAACGTATTGAGCGGCTTTTATCTTTTCATGCGCCGCCACAATTTCGTCTATAGCAGAATTTGCATTTAAAAAAACCCCCTTTGCGTCATTTTTTATTTCCTCGATTACGCTGATAAAAGCTTCATCTTCCATAAGGCGTTTGGCTTGCGTAGCCGACTGTATCAGCGACATTAGGTTCCCTCTGCATTGCCTGCTGACGGCGAATGGTTTCCATGTCTATTTTTGAATTGAGCTTTGCCTGCTCAATCATCAAGTCTTGTGCCATCTTGTCGCGCTCTCTGTCATCGTCCATAAGCGCCTTTTGATAATCGAGAAGGGCTTTTTGTTGATCAGCGGCAACACGGGCCGACACCTTCATTTCCTCGGCTTGCAGAAATGCCGTATTCGGATCGCTGGGCTGCTGGCCCTGCGCCGCCTGTTGCGCCTGCATCATCATTTGCTGTTCAATCTGCAAATTCATCGGCTGGTAATACCGATCCGCGTTGTGAAGGCCGGTTAACGATAAAGCATCCGCCAGCGCGTTTCTGATGCCGGTCAAAGTAACAATGCCATTGGCCGGTCCCATTGTCCCGAAAATCTGCATTTGCGTTTGAATGGTCGCTTGAAGCGCCATAATGCGCTCCTCGCGTTGATTGTTCCCGATCCCCACATTCGTTTGCAAATCCATATCAGCAGTCCATGAACGCGGATCAACCGGCACAAATTCACCGTCAAGGCGCATCATTTCATCAGGCTTTGGATTGGCCCTGGCAATCTGCGCAATAAGCCGAAACATCTGCCGCATTCCGCCTTCGGCAAGATTTCTTGCAATAAGCTCTGCGACCGCCGACGCGGCTTGCACAGCGGCGTTGACGCCTGCCGCCGTCTGTGATTGCAGCGCATCAGCATCCATACCCATTGACGCGCCGGTTACGCCGGTTTTGGCCCTGATATTTTCATCGAAAAACTGCATTGCAGGCAATGCAGTTGCTGCCGCAGTTCCGGTTACAATCTCTCGCAGCGCGTTAATGTCTTTTGCCCGGATAACTCCGCCGTGCTCGTTGTTGAGAACATCGTCAATATTCACTTGGCTTTCGACAACAACCATGCGCGGATTATTTGACATAATCGTGCTGTCCAGCAATCCGCGCAAAAGCACAGTTGAGGCGTCTTGATCTTCGGTAATGATTTCAGCAAGCGAGCGCCCGAAAAACGTATGCGGCTCGGGGTCAACCTCGAAAATGGCAAACGGCATGTAATCGCAAAGTTCATATTCCAGAACCTTGTAATCCGTTCCGGCGCAAATAAACTTGTAAAGCCTGGGGACGCCCGTCCCTTCAATATCCATCTTCATGTAAGCTTCGGTCAAGACGATCTTGCGCATCGACGGGTCGTTTGCGTCCTCGTCAAATCCGTAGCTGTCCCATCCGCGCCGAGCAAGTTCTTCCTCCGTATCCGATCCCTTGCTTTCGGAACCAGCCAAATCATAAACGGTTTCAAAATCAAAACCCATTGCCACGACTTCACCGACGCGGGTTTCAGTGGAGTGGCCGCAGACATAGCAATCGTCAATTGCAGTCGCCATGCGGTCAACAAAGAAATCCTCCGGCGGGACGGACTTGATCTTGATTTCCCCTTTTGTCGTCGTGCGCGCAACACGGAGATTGCTTGAAACCATTTCCGGCTGGATTTCAATTCCGGTCGGATCAATGATCGCTTCCGAGACAATCGTCTCTTCTCTTTCCAGAATTTCGATTTCAGGATCGCTCTGGATGTATTGAACCTGCTCCGATGTCAGGTCTGAATATTCGTCAATTTCAACATGCGGCGTTTCGTCATAATAAACCTTGGCAACGCCGACTTTCTTGATCAGCGCGTCATGAAACATATCAGACAGTATCTTGAAGCCGTTATTCCGTTCAAAGACGAATTTGGCGTATTTGGTTGCTTGCTCCGCAGCCATGACGGATTGCGGCGAGGTCGGAATAAACTCAACCGGCTTGTCGGATTGCAAAAAAACACGCATCAGAACAGGTTTAATCGCACGAATAGTATCGCGGACTTTGGTAGATACGATCCGTGACCGGCCCTCTTCGTGTCCGACGTTAGATTTGCCATCAAAGTATTTTTGCGCCCTGATCCTGTCAGGCGCAATTTCACTTTCTACAAAATTCACCGCTTCCTTGATTGCATTTGAAATAGTGTTGTCAATCTGGTCGCGTGTAAGGCGCTTGGGTTTCATTGGCCATCATCCTGTGTAGCCATTACGGCACTAGTCCCTATTGCCCATTGCTGAAGAACTCTTTCAAGATTTTTAGCCTGTTCCCGACTTCCAATAGGCATAAGAAGCGCACGGAACAATTCCCTATCTTGAATAGCATCACGCAATAACAATTCTGCTTTGTCGTTTGTCAGGTTCCCAAGAGCATCGTTTACTGCCTTGGTAGCCAAGTTGGCAGTTCTCAGCGATGCGCCAGAAGTGCCTTTTCCTAACTGCGCGCCTGCTCTTGCGGCCAAAGTTCCAGCAATAAACGATATTGCCTTGTTTGGCAAATCTTCCATAGGCGCGGCAAGACTTGTTCCTGCGCGAGACGCTTCAATCATTCTAAGTTCATCGGCAATCTGGTTTAATCTTTGCAATTCTCCGCGATTAAGAATTGACAAGGTTACGGATTGGTTTTTGGTATCTTTCAAGAACCCGGCCAGTCTGTTTCCGGAAATGATTTGATTTCCAAAAGCATCTGCCGATCCGGACCGGGCTTGTGCCATTATGTAATCAATAAGACCACCCTTAAGACCGCGAACAGCAGCGCCCGTTTGGTCTTTGGATGCTTGCCTTGCAATTTCACGCGCCGCCTGAACCGGATTTTTTGCGCCAAAAATAGCCCTTTCGATTTCAGAACCGTATTGTGCCGACTCAATAGCCGCCCCTACAGACCGGCGCGGGCTTTGAAGCGCTGAAACTCTCTGCTCCGCTCTTGTTGCGAATGACCCGACCTCTTTAGAGGCGCGCAAGGCTTCTTGCAATTGCCTGGACAAAACAGGATATTGAGAAAAAACTTCTGCATTGCGAATTGCAAATTCTGATGCAGGAGCAATTCTCAAATCAACATTTCCAGGAATAGCAGCGCGCCTGATTCCTTCTTTCAAGAAATCTTCTATTGCATTTCCAGAAGTTTGAAGTCTAGAGGCCCTGACTTCCGGATTGAGCATTGGAAAATCAATTGCTTCTGTAATGCGACTTGCCGCGACCGAGCCGGCGGTTCCGCCACGACCTATAGTTGCCCCAAGTGTCATTTCCGGCGGGACACGCTCCGCGCCTGTTCTGGCGCGAGACAGAATTTCTCCGACTACTCCCTGATTAAAAGTTTCGTTAAAAGCTCGGCTGTATTCACGGGCCTCCATAAGCTGATTTACAATTTCGGGATTTACGGGGCCGCGAACATCGGTCAAATCCTCCCAAATTGCATCTGCCAGCAAATTGCTAATTCTTGCCCGGTTTTCGTTTGGAACGGGCCCGGCAATTGCTTCTCTGGCATCGCGCCGCAATCGACTGTAAAGACCGCGCATTTCCTGCACGGTTTCTTGATCCTTGAAACTACCTTCTTTGCCTAAAAATCTGCGAGCATCCGAATAAATGTCGCTTTTTTGAGCTTGCGATGTTCTTGCATCAATATCGGCAAAAGTTCTTCGCGCTGTCTCTGTTCCAACAGAGACAGTTTCGTCAATAGAACGCCAAAGATCATTTTCCAAAGAAGCGGCTTCGTCGTAAGCTCTTTGGAGTTGATTTCTTACGATGATTGAGTTTTCACCCGGCGCTCTTTCAGGACGCAATTTATCAATTGCATTTGCTGCATTGCGACGGGCTTCTTCAATTCTGTTCTGCATTGCAGAAATAAAATCGGCGCGCCTTTTTTCGATAAATTGCCGCGTGTCTAAAAATCCGTATCCCTCTGCTGGCTCTCTTGCTGCCTGTTGCAGCGTCATGGACGACATGCTTTGTTTGGCCGCAAGTTCGTCGCGCAAAGCCGGATTGCGTTGCAAAATGGCCCGTTCAAGAGCCATTAAATTAGGATCGCCGGTTTGCGTGGCTGGTGAAATATCGCTAATCGGGGCTTGCGATAGCGCTGCCGCCTGCCCGGCGGGATCGGCAGACAAACTACGCAATCTTTCAGAAGCCCTTATTCTTCCGCCTTCTTCTGTAAACGGGAAAATAGCCGATCTTGCTCCTCTTGCGATATTTCTGGTCGGAGACAATTGATTTGCCAGTGATGTGCCTACTCCACCAGCAAAACCACCGGCAAGTGATCCGAGAATTCCGGCATAAGGTTCAAAACCTTCCGGCGCAGCATTTGCGGCGGCCTGACCGCCCGCCAAAGCCCCCGCCCCCGCTGCCATTTCAGTTGCCGTAGTTCGCACAGGAGCGGCCACAAACGGTGCCATGATTTGCTGCCCCACCCGAGAGGCAACCGGACCCATAGCTTGCGCACCTTTGGCAATTGCGCCCATAGGCAGCAGAAAGCCAGCCGCCTCCCCTCCGCCTTGCGCAAATTGCTCGACAATTCCTTGAGGAGGCCCCTCGGGAAGCCTTACTCCTACTGCCCTCATAATGTTGGCAATATTTTCCGACCCGAGAAATGCATCTTCCGGACTGGCTGAAAGGCCAATAGGTGCAAGCAGCGAGGCAACTATATCAACAGGCGCGCCTAAACCTTTTGCAATGCCAAGATTTAAGCGCCCCAAAAAATCAGGGCCTTGCGATTGAGATTGAAGCTGTCGAATGCGCAAGGCTATTGCGCGAGCATCTTGCATCGCCTGCTCATCGCCCGCCTGCGCTAACCTGTCGGCGTTAATCAGTGCCGATTTTAGGCGCTCAATTTCTTTCTCAACAGTCATTGAGAATACTTCTCTAATATAGCCTCAAAATCTTCGTCTGTCTGCGCCGGACTTTGTTCTTGCAGTAATGCCTGTCGAGCCTGTCTAATTCGGTTAAGTCCGGTCTGGACGGCTTGCACTCTTTGGTTAATTGCGGCCCTATCTGTTGGAGACAAACTTCCCTGAGCCTGAGTTTGAAGCGACGAAAGCTCTGTCAAGAAATTGTTTCCAAGAGCATCAAGTTGAGAAATAGCTTGATCGACACCGACAAACGGATTTGCGGCTACTGGCGTTAAATCTTGTATGTTTTTCAAAAGCCAACTAGGCGGCTGTCTATCATACCCAGACGCAATATCGTTTACCAAAGATTCACGCAAAACGCCAAAACCAGCAGTTGATTGTTGCGCGCTCGGGAACATTGGCTGACCAACCGTTCCAGTAAGAACGTTTGCGCCCCATCTGGCAAATCCAGGCAACCCAAATGCACTTGTTGCATCCGGATACTGTTGCCCAAATTCGCTTGTGGTTGCTTCGGGTGCCGCAGGCAAAGGTGCAACTTGAGTTTGAGCCGCCGGATCAAGCACTGTAGTTGTTATTTGACTTTGCTGACTCAAAGGATTGTATTGGACTGGTTGCCCTGTAGATTTATCAAGGAGAATAGCTTCTCCTGTTAATGGATCGCGCGAAATTGTGTAAAGTTGCGTTACGCGAATTGCATCGTCTCGGGTAAGTCCAATTTCCGTAAGAAGATTGATTTCCTGCTCTGCCGAGCTTGTATCATCCCGCAACGGTCCTTCGTAAATAATGCGCCCGGTCACAGGATCAACAACGTTCTGGCCTACTACAACGCCCCTTTCCGGTTCCGGCATTTGCGCGGGCGTCAGCGCAATATTCATCGCATCCGTAATCGGAAGCCCCGCAGTTACTGCCGCCACAAGATCATCACGGCCCTGTGATGCAAGCCATTGCAACGTTTGATTACGCTGTTCCGTTTCGCGGCGATCTATCCGCCGTTCCTGCATTCGCTGTTGCGCGGCACCAATAATTGCCTCATTCGGGCGAGTCGACATGCCGCCAAGCCCAATTGCAAGCGTATCCCACAAATCTGGGTTTTTGTAAAAAGGCTGAGGTTGCCCCTGCTGGCCCTGACCAGAAAGAAACTGCATGATACCGGGTTGCGCATTCATGGTTGATTGCCTTGCCTGCAAAGGTCCGTTAGGCGAAACGTTGCCAAGTGCTTGTGAGAATTTTTGACCATATTCTCCGACAGAAGTCCCAAGCGCATCTTGAACGTTAAGATTTCCGACATTCCCAGGCCCGCCAAACCAAGCCTGCGCTGCGCCCTCGGGGCCATACCGATTAACGTATTTTCCAAACTCGTGATTAAAAATTGCATCTTGAATCGCCGGATTTGCCAGAAATTCCTCGGGGCTGACTTCTCGGCCAATTGCTTCTCTAGACCACGGGCCAACGTTTTCTTCCATGACTTGATAACGCCCGAGAGCGCGCCCAAGTCTGGGATGCGTCGGACCAATGGCAGAGTAATCGCCGCTTCCCGCGCTTTCAATGCTTGCGATGGCATTACGGTATGCGGCTAGAGGATCGTTCACCGACGCGCCCCCTGATAAGCGCCATAAGCATTCGCCCCAAGGCTTAACCAGTCAAACAAACTTGGATTGTAGCTTTCTGTTTGCGTCTGCCCGTATGGCGTCTGCGCAAGCGTTCCAGTGTTAAGCGCGATGGCCTGATATGGCGCATTTTGGAACCCCGCGTATTGCTGGCGTCCCGCATCAATTATGGCCTGATTAATCGCCTGTTGCTGCGATCCGAAGGCGTTCTGCATCCCGATGGTGCCCTGCCCCATGCCAACCGCTCCCTGCGCCAAGCTGCCCATTTGGCCAGCCGCCGCAAGCTGCTGCTGCTGTTGCTGTTGCGCGGCCTGTAGCGCCGACTGGTAGCCCGCCTGCCGCTGTTGCGCGGCAATGTCGCCCGCCATACGGCCATATTCGCCAGCCATGACGCCTTGTGCCACGCCATGACGCGAGCCGCCAAATGCGCCCGCCGCCGTGGCCTGCGCCCCAAGATCATTCATCGACATGGCTTGCTGGCGCGCAATGTCCTGTTGCGTTCGGTTGATAACGTTTTGCGTGTAGGGAGTTTGAAATGCCGCAATATTCGGAGCGCCAGCCGAACCAGCCGTTCCTTGAAATGCTTGCGTCATTCCTGTTGCAGCCTGATTAAAAATGTTCTGTCCCTGTCGGAACGATCCCCGGTTCATGATGTTGTTAAGAATACCCGGCGCCAATCGCATTATTTCATCCCCGATTTTGTTTTGCCTTTCGGCTTTGGCATTTTGCCAGTTTGCGGGTTTACAAACATATTCATGAGCGCGCTATATTGCCCTGGCCGGTTTTGCTGCAATTCGCGCAACGCCTGATCAAAGATACTGCCCGAACTGTAACCTTGCACACCGCCTGCAAACGTCTGAGGCGGCGGCATCCCCTGCATGGGCGACATGCCGCCGCCGGGCAACCCAAACGCACTTGCGGCGGAGCCAATGCCCCGACCCGCCGCAAGCTGCATCGGGGTCATGGCCGCAACCTCTGGTCCATAATACGGCACATAACCAAGCCGCCCGATCTGTTGCGCCTGCTGAATATTTGCCGCTCCGGCGCGCTCGATGTTTTTCGGCAATTGAACCGAAGTTGTCTGTTTTCCGCCTTTGCTCATTCAATACGCCTTTCAAGAAAAGTCAGCGTGGATTTGAAACCATGAGAAGCCAAAACCCGCCCCCATCCTTTGCGCCCCGCCAATGTTACAGATGTGCAGCCCTGACTAATCGCCCATTTTTCCGCATCGCTTAAACCGCCAATAATTGCGTTTAATTCTCCACCCGCAAGAAAAACATGAAACACCTTTTTTTGCGGATATATCACAATTTCAGTTACTGCACACCCCCTATCATGCGGCCAAAGCTGCATTTGACCAGATTCGACCGCAACCCGTATATCTTCAAGATTGTGCGTGCCATCGGCATATTCCAAAGCAGACGCAATCCAGTCTTTGCAATGCTCCCAATAATTCAAGCGCTGATCCTTGTAATTGACAGCGAAGCCGAAGGCACCGCAGGCGAAAACGCTGTTGCGGCAGAGGCGCTCAAGCTTCCGCTTGTGCTGCTTGTGGCCCACATCGCTTGAAGGTAATCATTCGCGTTAATCCGAAACACCGCGCTTTTCGTCACCGGCTTTGTTGCAGTGTTATTGTGCAGGCTCGCTTGCGTCGATCCCAATGGCGCATCAGTTCCATTGATCCGTGGCCAAAAATAAAAATTAACCTGACTGCTACTGGTGGAGTAAATCTGCGCCGTAAAACTAAGGTAATAAAGACCGCCCTCTTCAAAGATGATCCGGCTTTCATTCGGAGACGTGCCGCGCGTGATGCCACTCGCGTCGCCAGCGCCAGGCGCATCAAACGTTATCGCATATGCCGTATCCGCCGCCGCCGCCGTAATGCTGGCATCTTGCGTCAAAAACGCGAAACCATCGGCAAGAACGATCTGCCGCCACTCGCCCGAGCGCGATACAACCGGATACTGATTTGTTGCGTCCCAGAGAATAATCCCGTCCTGAGACGGAATTGCCGCCTGATCTTTGAAGCTGAGACTGTCCCAAGACTTCGCCAGAAACCGGCGCAAATCCTCGCCCCATGTCTTGAGGTCATTTCCGATAGGCGGGACGCCGATCCTCATCGCCTGCCACCAGCGCGAACGTCAAGCCGTGGCTGTCCCCACCGCCACGCCGTGTTAGGCTCGCCTACAACTCGCATGGCAACCTGCCGCCCCGTAAACCGGACATCCGTAGGCGCTTCAAGGCTGTAAGGCCCGTGGGTCGTTTCGTCGCCGTTCGGATAGAATCTTGTCTTGAATGTGGCGGAAACCTGACCCCTTGTCTTTTCGTCCGGAACAAGCATTGTTGCCGCCATTACAGTTTCGCCCATTTCAAAAGGCCCGCTTTGAGCATATGCAAGATAACCGTTCAGGTTTGTTCCGCTTTCGTGATTATACGCCTTGCCATTTGAGGAAAACCAAATCGGGTTATTAAACGCCCCGCGATCAATTCCCGATGTGCGGTCGATCTCCCCAATCGACCAGTGGTTTTCAGCGTAATTGAACGAAACATAGCGATTGCATTCCGTGCTTTCTCTCGATGGATAAAACCACCATACTTCATTAAACTCGGCATTCGCAACCGCGTGAACCTTACTTTTCTGCGCATTGTTCGTGTCGTTAAAAACAAAATCCGATACTTCGCACGGAACCTCCTGCACCTGCCCCCCTGAAAACAGATAAAACCCTCTGGCGCCCATCCAGAAAACGCCCATGTCAACGCCCGCCGCGCACCTCCTCGAAACAGCGCCACAAGCCGTGCCGACACGCTCAAAACCGTAAACAAACTGACCGCCGGTATAGGTTGCCGTATGTGCGTCAAGATTTGTCAGGATCAACGCCTGTCCCCTGGCCTTGATCCCGAGCATGATCCGGCCACCAGTCTGCAACTCGATATCGCCCGCCTGATTTGTCGCCGATGGTGCCCATACCGTGTTATTCTCACGGTCAGACCATTGCACCTTTCTTGGATTGCTCCCCGCCCCGAGGGCAAACAAAAACCGCTCTTCGGTCACAATGATAGCATCATTTGAAACGGGCGCATTGGCGATCAACCGAGCCGCAGGAACCTTCGTCGCGGAAACGTTGTCAACCGTAAACGCGGACGCAACCGCCGCCGCAGGCTCGAATTTCAGCGCTACACTTGTCGCATTAGCACGAAACCGAACCGTATAAGTCCCGCTGGCAAACGTCTGGTTGAACAATTCGCCCGTGCCGGTAACGACCGCCCGAGCCTCGCCCGCAGAGGCATTGGCCAAGGTGAAAACCAATTCATAGGTGTCGCCGTTGACCACAGTCAAAACCTGCGACAATGCCGCTATGGTTGATCCGCTGAACGATCCTACGCCGCCTGAAATGGTCCAGCCCGTGCCCTTGGTCCAGTTTGCATCAACAGCAAACGTGCCATTTGTCACAACGTCAGAGCCCGTCACGGTATCAAGGTTCCATTCCCAAATCCTGCCATCTTCAACGCTGCACGCAACAAGGTTTTCACCCCATGTATCAAGAGCCCACGTTGTTGCCTCTGCCTGCGTCCCTGTATCGGGTCTTGGAGTTCCGTAAAATCCAATCCCATAAAACCCGCCGCCATACCCGAGGTTGGCTTGCTCGCTGGCATACCCTTCGGCAAGTCCTCCAGGAGTAATATCTCTTAAAGTTCCGGAAACTGAAACAGAATAAAGCCGGTCATATGTGCCAGCCGCAATCCATCTGTCTCGGTTATTATCAAACCACGCAATTGATCCTCTGACCGGCTTGTTCGTCGCAATCGTATAACGCTCCGCCCATCCGCCAATTGGCCCCATTGCGCCATCAGCCCACCGGACAAGACTGGCATCATGCCACCTGCCCGTCGATTGATATTCCGTGCCGATCCGCATGACACCCGGCGGAATCGCAAGAGAAGCCAAAGGCATCAGAACCACCGACCGATTGCGATAAGTGTGAAACTTAAAGAAGTCGAGCTATCTGTGAAAGAATGCGCCCATAAAATAGGAGTTGCACTTGTAGTTCCTGTTCCGTTTGCAGTAGCCCAAGCATTTGCTGATGTCAAAATGGGGTTTACATAAAACGGAACTTCGGAAAATACCGCAGGCCAGCTGTCTCCGGAACTGGCAAAATTCCACCTGTAGCCGTTATTTATGGCGCTCCACGGATTTCCAGTTGATGAAACAGTCAACCGGGGGCGAATGCAAAGCTGCCACCCATTAGCAAACCTTATATAATTTCCGTTTGAATTGCTGCCACTTTCCATGATTGGCCCGGTAGGCACCCCAAGATATTGCGTCACCGTTCCAAGGATATTATCTCTTGAGTAAACCTGCGACCCATCACGAAGAAGATTTGATCCGTTTACGCCAGACGAATTTACCGTAAGTCGCGTTGCGCCGCCAGTTTCAACGGTTACTGTATTGGCCCCGGAAAACCTAATAGATGTATCTGTATCTCCAATGTGAACGATTTTATCGGCAATAAAAAAATCGCCGAGCATGGATAAGGGCAAGGTTCCATCGAGAAGATCATCAATCTTGTCAAAATTCTCGTTAACTTTTGTTCCCCAAGTGTCCTCAGATGCGCCGATTTCTGGCTTCACAAGGCTATAAGTCGTTGTGGTCGTATCTGCCATCTTTCAACTCCACGTTTCAGACGTATCAGTCTGCAAAGTCCAAAATTCGCTTGTGTCGGTCTGTAATGTCCAGAACTCGTTAGTGTCCGGTTCAATTTCCCACTTCAATCTGCCCGTCACCATAACGCCGATTGTGATGAAAGACGATACGCCCGATGATATAAAACCGCCTTCCGCAGAAACTGTTACCGCCGACGATATATTTGACGCCAGCGCTCCTGCAACAGTTATCGTCGCAGATGGTAACGTTTCAACTAGCGCCGCAATGCTTGTCCCCGTTGAAAAAACGGCAATTGCGGAACTCAAAACGCTTGAAATTGAAGATACGGAAAGGGCGCTGTCAAATATCAAAAGACCAGATGCGCTTGTCGATGTTGCAGAAGATATCGCAACAGCCGCATCCTGAATTTCTATTGCGCTTATTGTTACGGACGCCGCTGGGGATATTGAAACAGCCGCGCTCTGAATTGCAATCGCGCTTACCGTTGTCGACGCCGCTGGATATACCGCAACAGCGCCGTCAATAAATCCTTGCGGAGTTATGGTTGTCTCGACACTCGCTGCTATTGCAACAGCCGCGCTCTGAATTGCAATTGCGTTTACCGTTGTCGACGCCGCCGGAGATATTGCAACAGCGGCGTCAACAAATCCAGCCGCAGCCGCGACAAGCGGCAGCAAGCCTAATTCGATCTGCGCCTCGTCAAAGTATCTCCGCAACGCCATCAGGCATCCCCGATGATAACAGACCCTAATGCGCCGATCATGTTGCCGGAACTGCTAAACCCGAACATCGAAAGACAGGCGTTGTTTTCAAGTTCCGGAAAACCGCCAGAAACCGAACTTGTAGAAATCGCGTCCATGTCTGAATTGTAATTCATATCACTGAAAAAAGACATTGCCAAAGGCTTGAACATAATAACGCCAAAATCGCCGATTGTCCCGGTTGATCCGCTTAACGTTATACCTTCAATAGATCGGATTCCTTTGTCTCCGGATTGCAAAGGAACAAGTATAACAGCGCCTGCCTCACGATAGTTTGCGCCGCCAAATTGAACCGATGTGGAAGTTCTGCCGGATACGTTATCTGAATTTGTATAATTGACAGTTACACCAGCAGCCGTTGTTCCTACAGTCGTCCAAACTATTAATCCGGCCATAACGCCTTCGCCAGTCGTATATCTTGTTAATGCCGCCGTCGGCAAATTCGTAGTCTGCTCGGTTGTAATTGTTCCGTTCATGCCGCCTGAAAAATTCAACACATCCACAAAAAGATTTGCAGACATGGCACCGTTTGGATTATTTGCACTTTGATAGGGAGCCGTCTTGTAACCGTAAATCCGCAATTTCCCGGACGCGCTTGGCAGCGGCACTACCGCAACATCAGTGTTTGTGTTATTAAGCGCAACGCTGGCGGTTGGAACAGTTGCAAGGTTATCAGGACGCTTTCCCCGGAAAAGCGCCATTAATCTGTCGTTAGAGCGAATCGTGTAATTAGAACTTGTCCAATCAACAATAAATATTTCCCCGCCAAGATTGCTTTTAAGCAAAGTCTTGTATGCGTCAAAATCTGCAAGCGGCATTTAAGCCTCTACCATCGAATAGGTAAGCCACATTTCAGAAACAGCCGCAGAAGAAGGGGTGTAATACATTGCCAAACACGCATCGGAGTCAATTTCTGGCAGGCCAGGCAATCCGGTCGTAAAGTCCCGCCAGCCACCGCTAGATGCCGTGCCAATTGAAATCTGCGCAAGAGGTCGACCGATGGTAATCCCGAAATTCCCCGCCGTCCCCGTAGAAGCGCTAAGTGCGACCTTCTCAACCGCCCTTACACCAGTATCCCCCGCCGCAAGCGGAATACGTTGCACCCTTGTTTGTGCGGCAAAATCAGTCGCGCCGATGTTGATCGTCGCCGTTTGCCCCGTATTGCCGTCCTGATCGGTATAAGTAACCGTCAGGGTTCGACTTGTTGAGCCAACTTGCGTATAGATTTCATAGAAAATATGGTTTCCGACACCGCCCGCGTTCCGCGTAAGCGCCGGAGACGGCGTTGATCCCTGAACCGTCTGATCCGTTGTCAACGTCCCGCTAAGACCGCCGATATGGTAAAGCCGATCATACAAGATTAAAGTTCCCGCAATGGTCGGAACAGCCGCAACATTCACAAGCCATTTCTGACGGCTTCCGCCGGGCGCTGTAAACGGCAAAGCGCCGACAGTCGTGCGCGTAGGAATTGCCCCGGCAGTCGGAACAGCGCCCGCTGCGGGCATCCCGTCGTAGGTCCAGTAACTAAACATTCGACCCAGACTAGGCGTTGACGGGTTTACGCCCCCGGCACGGGCTACCTTGAAGGCAAAAACGGTTTCAGGCGTTCCGTTATTACCGCCGCTCATGCGGTTTACAAGATCGGAAAGACTTGCAATCGCTGCCATCAGACAGAACTCCACGCAATTCCGCGATTGGCAACAAGATCAGTTTTTGCCTCGCTGATCAATTCGGCAAGATGATCAAGATTAATCCCGCTACTGTAAAGCAGCGTTCCCGTCATGATTGGAATAATCTCGAATCGCTCCTCGCTGATATCAAGTCGCCAATCGCCATGATTGGTCGTGTAAATAACGCGGCCCGGCTTTACGTCGATCTGCATGATAATCCTTTAATCCAATGTAATGTCAAAATCGCCGCTAGGAATGCGGAATACATCCCCGGATGCAATTGTCTTGGAAGCCGTCAACGTCCCGTAAGCTATCATCGTGCCGCCTGTTGAGGCGTCAAAAAGCGCCGCATTAGTAATCGTGCCCCATGATCCCGTCGCAGCCGCAAATTCGATATTGCCGCTATTCGTCGCAAGGTTTCCACTTACGGTAAAAGTCGCAGAAATCCGCGCATAACCGTTGCCGCTGATCTCCGTGCCGCCTCCAGCTTCGCCCGGAGCCGCCGTAAAGAGGCCGACATGCCATCCGGTCGGGCGCGTGACCGCCGTTGTCGTGAAAAGCCAGGTCAGCGTATTGGTTTCATATGTATTAGTCAGCGACATCTAATAACCTTTCGTTTTCATTTTCAAACCGCGTCCGCTATATCTTGCGCGATCCGATGTTTCATTCATTTTTTCAATTCCGGAACTATACAATTCAGCCCATGTCGCAATTCGCTCGTCGTCCTTGAGATATGGCGCAGAATGCATCAAAGACCCGTAAAGATAAATGTCCGGGCTATCGGTCAAAAGCCAATTCTGCGGACTGGCTTCCGACAAGGCAGGGACGCGGGAAATATAAACCAATTCCGCGACATATTCGGCATCCGGAACAGGATAATACTCGAATTGCGAACCCGTCATGACATAATACTGAGGCTTGCCAGATTGATTTGCCATCAGCGATTTGCGATCTAGCAAGTCGTCATGGCTTATCAGCGTCAACGGCGACGTGCTACCTTCCGTGAGATAGAAGCGCATCGTCTCGACCCAATCGGACGGGGTGACGGAGAATTGCGTGTCAAGCGTTCCGGTGGCACGCTTTTCCATTTTCCAATGCCGGAGCCTGCGCTGAATATCAGCTTCCGCCAGCGCGACGAATGACGGGATTGCCGCAGTCAAATCGCCACGATTGAGAAAATCGGCAATCGCCGCCGTTAATTCTGAGTAGGTTGAAATCGGCACAATTGCCTCTCATGATCAAATCGGGGCGAGCTATAAAGCTCCTATACACTAAAAAACAATGCTGCGCCATATCCTATTTCTTAGCGAGACACCGTCCAGCCGCCTTGCATTTTGCGGGCGACGGGCAAGCCTTACACGGCTTGAATACGGGTTTTTTCATTTGCGTTTTCCTTTCGATTTGCGCGCTACATCAAGCGCAATTGCGACCGCCTGCTTTTGAGGCTTTCCAGCGGCCATTTCAGTTTTGATGTTCTGAGATACTTTTGGGGAACCATATCCCTTTTTGAGCGGCATCACGCAACCCCTTGCAAGTTTCGCCGGATAGGCTTCGACCAATTATCAGATGATTTCTGCCCCTGCTTATAAACCGCGACGAGGCCAAACGCATCAGCCGCGTGCGATGACCAATCATGTTCCGGCCCCAAGCCGATCCCGCGCGCATCGTCGCGCTTCTCGTGATACCACCCCAAAGCGTCCCTGCCGGGCTTTGTAGGCTCCTCGTTGAACCAAATGGCAGGGAATGCCCGCCTTACTGCGTCAATCCGCTGTAGAGCCGCGCCAGCACCCTGGTTCGGCACAAGGTCAACGGTGAACCCGGCCTCGAGCATAAATCCCATAGGCGTTACCTGGTAGACCGCATCGTGCTTTCTTCCGTCATGCGGCATGACCACGATAGCGTCTTCATATTTTGATTTGCGGAGCCAATTCACATGAGCGTCAAAAGGCTGACCGACCGCCTCGTAATAATCTAAGACGCGAATTTGAGCGCCGACGAATTGCACAATCCAGATTGCGGTCGCATCGGATTTACTGGACGTTCCGCCAATATCCAGAAAAGCGTAAATCTTCAAAAGCGGATCACGCGGGACAATCCCAATTCGCCTTTCCAATTGAGCGTCCGTCAAATGCTTTGCATAATATGCGCCTTCAAGGACAGTGGCGTATTCGCCCTCCCAGATATTGCCATATCGTTCGGGCTGATTTGCAAGGCAATCGCGGCGCTCTTTATCCAATACAGTCGGAAACCAAGGGTTATTATTCCAATTCGCTCTAATGACAATAGCATCAGAAGGCTTTACCGATCCGCGCAATAGCATGTCGACGGGATCGGTCGGGCGCGCCGGGTTCCAGCTAAACCACAATTCGGAATTTTCCGCGCGAATTGTAGGGCGTAAAAGCGACAAAGAGCGGTCAGACAGAGATTGCGCTTCTTCCACCCAGGCGCGGTCAAATCCCTCAAGCGATTTTACGCTATCGGCGGTGTGGTCCTGCATACCTTGGAATATGATTAATCCATCATGCGGCGTCTCGATTACTTCACGATAGACCTTGAAGCCCTGAGCCTCGCCAAGATTATGCTCTGCAAGCGTATCCTCAATTAGCTTCTTTGCGGATTGGCGTAATGATTTCTGCACTTCGCGGATGCAAACCGAGCGATGTCCGGGAAACCGATAATGCTCTTCGACCATTAGGCCAGCGAAGAAACGGCTCTTGCCACTGCCACGTCCTCCCCAAGCGCCCTTATAGCGGCTTGGCGCTAGAAGCGGCCCAAAGGCTTCAGCGGTTTTGATCTGGAGCCGCAACAATCACTCTCTCCACAACTTGCGGCTTCATGCTGCCATCGCTGGACGTATGATCGACATGCGCAGTTTCGCGCCATCCGGCTTGCGTTTTCAAATAAAACATCGCGGCGACTTTATCGCCATCGCGCGCCATTTGCAGCAATCCAGTCGCGACAGATTTAATCGCAGCCGCTTTCCCTCGTTTATAGCGTTCTGCAATATCCGGCTCACGCTCAAGAATAGCGAACCAAGTCGTCTTTCCTATGCCTAGAAAATCCGCGATTTGCTCTTGGGAAAGATAAGCCGCAAGCGCTTCAATTTGAGCACGCTCATCGTCTGTCAATGTTTTACGAGGTCGTCCAGACATGAATAATCGCCTATATCTGCCATAACGCAAGATATAGGCGATTAAGGGGAAATCGTCAAAGCCCTAAGTGGCTGCGATGCGTCAGGCGCAATACTTAGTCCAAGCTGCACGCTCAATCCGGGTGAACGGCGATGGGGTGTTACCGACCATCACAATCAGGTTGCCATTGACAGTGTAACGGTTGCGAGCCCAAAGGGTGACGCGAAGATACGCCGATATTTTCATTTCGCGCGCTGGCGGGGGAGCGTCCGGGCGGGCACTCCCGAAATCATCACAGTCGTAATTGTAGGTCATGGTGTCTCTCCCTCTGTTGCCACGCTCT